GCACGCGGCGGAGTACGGCTCGGCTGCACGGGGTCTTCTCGTGCGCCGGACACGGGTCGCCCTGGAACCGACGATCGCCAGAGCTCGAGAGATTTTCGCCGGCGCGCATTGGGCTGAGCAGAAATCCCGATTTACCTGGCCTAACGGCGCCCAATTGAGTTTTCGACATCTCGATCAGGACAGTCACGCCGACGCCTATCAAGGTCACGACTATTCCCGCGTCTATGTCGAAGAGCTGACCCAATTTGGCAGCCCCCGTCTGGTGGACAAATTGAAGGCCACGCTACGAAGTGCGTCAGGGGCGCCCTGCCGATTTCGCGCCACCTGCAACCCGGGCGGTCCCGGGCACAACTGGGTGAAGGATCGCTATATCGACGCTGGGGAATACGAAGTCATAGTCGACGATTTCACCAATCCGTTCGATGGCCGCGTGGTGCGCCTCGATAGGACATTCATCCCCGCCCGCCTGAGCGACAACCCGAAGCTTACCACGACAGACCCGCTGTATATAGCGCGGCTCCAACAGTCAGGGTCCGCCCAGCTTGTTCGTGCCTGGTTGGAGGGCGACTGGAACATTGTCGAAGGCGCGTTCTTCGACAAATGGCGCGCCCGGAACATCGTCAAGCCCTTCCGGATCCCGTCGGATTGGCCACGGTTCCGCTCCTTCGACTGGGGCTATGCCGCGCCATTTTCCGTGGGATGGTGGGCGATAGCGACCGATCCTTATGCGACCGGCGTCGTCACCATCCCGCGCGGCGCTCTAGTCCGATATCGGGAATGGTACGGCTCGACCGGCCGCCCAAACGAAGGTCTCAAGCTGACCGCGGAAGAAGTGGCGCAAGGGATTGTCACCCGTGAACGCGGGGAGACCATGTCGAAGTGTGTTGCCGACCCTTCGATCTTTTCCTCCGATGGCGGCCCGTCCTTGGCGGAACGCATGAGCCCGATCTGCGGCCTATGGAAACGGGCAGACAACGCCCGGGTAGGACGAAACGGCGCGCTTGGCGGCTGGGACCAGATGCGGAAGCGGATCATTGGAGACGGAACGACGCCAATGCTCTTCATCTTTGACACCTGCCGTGACTTCATCCGGACCGTACCGGTCTTGCAGCATGATCCCGATCGGGCGGAAGATCTCGACACTAATTCCGAAGATCACATCGCGGACGAGGCGCGCTACGCTTGCATGTCACGTCCGTTGCTCTCGACTGTGGCGAACGAAGATCAAGTGACACGCGACTACGGGTTCGGCCAACGAGCGCCAACGTCCACCAACTGGAAGGTAGCCTGATGTCAGCCGACCTTTCGACTTCTCTAAGTGACCTTCACCGGCTGAAGAGCTACTTTTCGGACGCTCAGGCGCTCACGCAGGAATCTCGCCAGAGGGCGCTCGTCGCGATCGACTATTATGACTCCGACCAGTTCACCCGAGAAGAACTCAACACACTCGCCATGCGTGGACAGCCAGCGATCACCGTTAATCGGATCAAGCCGGCCATCAACAGTATCATTGGCGTCACCGAACGCGGGCGCAGCGACCCGCGTGCGTGGCCTCGCAATCCTCGCGACGCCGGATCGGCGGACGCGGCGACGGATGTGCTGCGGTACATCGCGGACTTCAACCGGTTCAAACGCCTGAAGCAGGATTGCTTTCGTGATCTGCTCGTCCCTGGCTCATGCGCGGCTCTCGTGGGTGTCGACGCGGACAGCCAAGTCACCGTCACTCAGGTGCGGTGGGAAGAATTCTTCCATGACCCCAGGAGTCGGCGTCAAGACTTCAAGGACGCCCGCTTCCTCGGTGTCGCCAAATGGATGTACGCGGACGACGCTCAAACGCTCTATCCGGAAAAAGCCAGCGAGATCGTCGCCACGTTGGATACGGCATCCGGTGGCGGCGGTCTAAACACGGATCAGAGCTATCAGGACCGTCCGCTTCAGGGTGCGCTATCCGCCGCTTGGGTCGACCCCAAGCAACGCCGCCTGATGGTCGTGGAGATGTATCTCAAAGATGGCGGAGCGTGGCGGCGTTGCGTGTTCACGGGGGGCGACATCCTGGAAGAAGGCCCGTCGCCCTACCTTGATCATCGTGGACGGCCAGATTGCCCAATCGAGGCCATGAGCGCCTATGTGAAGCGGAACAACGACCGTTACGGGGCGGTCTGGGACATGATCGGCCCCCAAGACGAAATCAATAAACGGCGGTCGAAATCGGTTCACCTGCTTTCGACTACGCGAATCGAGGTGAGGGACCCACAGGCGATCGACGTCGACGCCGATGTCGCTCGCCGTGAGGCATCCCGGCCGGACGGAGTCATCCCATATGGTTGGGGCTTGGCCCCCAACACCGTCGAGTTCCAGGGCAACATGGAAATGTTGCAGGAAGCCAAGTCCGAGATCGAGCGCATGGGGCCAAGCCCGGCAATGCTCGGGCGATCTAACGACGACGCCAGCGGGCGCGCCCTCCTTGCGCGACAGCAATCAGGCCTTGTTGAACTGGGAAATCTGTACGGCGCGCTCGAAGACTGGGAACTCCGAATTTACCGTCAATGCTGGGCGCGCGCAAAGCAGTTCTGGCGCGCACCGCAGTTCATTCGGGTTACGGACGACGAGGACACACCGAAGTTTGTCGGACTGAACCAGCCGGTTACTCATCCGACGACGGGGGCGGTCCTCGGCTATGCAAACCAGGTCGCGGAAATGGATGTCGACATCGAAATCGATGTTCAGGCGGATACAGGGACAATCCAGCAGGAAGCCTTCATTGAGCTACTCCAGCTTGTCGGATCATCGCCGATCTATCAGCAGCAGGCGCCGCTTTCGACACTGATCCAGCTTTCGCCCATTCCGCACAAACGAGCCGTTCTCGATGCGATCAAGCAGGCTGGGGAGAGCCAGGCGCGCGCCGCGCTTCAGCAGCAGCAAGTCGCCCAGGCGGCCGAGGCCGCGAAGATCGCCGAGATCTCGGCGCGCGCGCAGCTCCATGGCGCGACAGGTTTCGCGAAGACGCTCGACAGCCTGACCTACGCACATGAAACGCACGCCGACATCGCGGCTCGTGGACTGGAAGCCGGCGTAGCGTCGGCCGCCTGAAAGTCAGGGTCTGGAGCCCCCGGCCCACTCCTCCGCAGTTGGCTCCTAGCCAGCACGGCATCGCACGCATTTGATTCGGGACGGAAAATTCATGGACGTTCAAGATTTGAGCTTTCTCTCCGGAGAAGTCACCGAACCACCCCTTGGTGCGGAGGAGACCCGATCAGGGCCGACCCAATCGCCCCTGAGCGACCGAGAAACCGCTGGTTTCTATCGGGCGATGCAAGAGGAGCGGGAAAAGCGGCAAGCGCTCGAGGCCGAGTTGGCCGCGCTCAAGAGTGATCGAGAGCCATCTTCCCCGACACCTTCGGAACGCGACCTCGGCGTGACCGTCTACGCCAACAATCTGCGGGTTTCCCGCCGATTCGCCGAACGTGAGTACGGACGGGACGTGGTCGCGGCAGTCCACGATTGGGCCGCCGCGAGATGCGATAGCGACCCCGCATTCAACGCACGAATGCGGGCAAGCGACGATCCCTACGAAGCGGCCAAGCAAGCCTACGACCAGGAACAGCCACTTCGGCACACAGCGCCCTTCCTGCTCGACATGCCGCCACCCCGGTCGCTCGCGACGGCGCCGGGCAATGGCGCGGTCGCCAAGCCCCATATCCCCGTCGGAGACGGGAACGCCTACGACTCTCTCTTTAGATAGGACCCACAACCATGGCCGAAACCTTCCTCGCCTCCGCCTCGGAGCGGCAGGTCTGGATGACGAAGTACTTCCAAGAGTATGTCCGTCAGTCCCGCTTCATGCCCTACATGTCCAACGCGGATATCAATAAGGGCGGCGTCATCTTGACCAAGTTCGAACGCCAAGAAGAGGCGTTCCGCACCATCAACGTCCCCTTTATCGGCCGCCTGAAGTCCGCCGGCGTGACTGGCGCGCAAGTGCTCGATGGGGCCGAGGAGGAACTGACCAATTTCAATTGTTTGGTTACGGTCGACTGGCGACGCAACGCCGTGCGGCTACCGAAATCCACGACCTTCCGGACCGAGATTGCCCTGCTCGACGCGGCTCGCGACGCTCTGAAGGTTTGGGAGACCGAGAAGCTCCGCGACGACATCATCAAGGCCTTGGCCGCGGTGATTGT